TTAAACTTTTATATCACCTTTTAGTGGATTTAATTTTATAGCTAACTGCAAATAATCAGGTGCTAAATGAGCGTATGCCATTGTTTGGTTTATACTCGCATGACCTAATATTTCTTTCAGTGCTACGATGTTCCCACCATTCATTACAAAATGACTTGCAAACGTATGGCGTAAAACGTGTGTTGCTTGCCCATCGGGTAAATCCGGTTTTACTATTTTTAGTTTTTTTCGGAAGGTTCCGTAATCAACATGAAATAGCTTTCCTGTTTTTCTGGTTTTTATCTCTTTTTCAAGAGAGTCAGAAATTGGAATGATTCTTTTTTTACCATTCTTTGTATGGGCAAAAGTTACCCTTCCTTGATGAACGTGCTTGCTATCTAACATTTCAGCTTCACCCCATCTTGCACCAGTGCTAAGGCATAGTAATGCGATACGGCGATAGTCTCCTGATAATGAGTTTAATAAGTTCGATATTTCATCATCACTTAAAAAAGTGAGTTCAGGTGGCTTTTCTTTTAATGGTGGTAATCCTCTCAATGGGTTATCACCTTTGTATATTTCGAGTTTTTTTAATGCGCTTATCATTCCAGATAGACGATACATATCCCTATTTATCGTTGATGGACTCACTCCATCAAAAAGGCGCATTCCTCTATGTTCTAGTAATGCATGCTTATCAAGTTGGTTCATTGTTGGATCACCAAGCGCATTCACTGTTTTAATTAAATGCCTTTTCTCTATCGATCCGTTTTTTAATGTTTGTCCGTGATATAACCACCACTTATCAAGTAGCTCACTTAATCGAATTCTTCCTGATTGGACTTTATCGCTAGAAAATTTCTTAGCGTTTACAATTGTATATTTCTCAAAATTTGTAGCTTCTATTTTGCGATCAAATATCCTTCTGACTCGCTGACCATCTTTCCCGTTTGGGCGAATATCCACTTCATAACGACCATCATTGAGCTTCTTAATTGCCATAAGTAAGCCCTCCGATGTAACTGACTGACTGCGACCAACAGTAATCAGCATATTCATATAAAACGTCTAACCAATTTTCTTTTCTGAGTGGGGTAATGTTTCTTTCTCTTGCCCACTGTGTGCGAGGGCTGGTGATATTTGGCCAGCTTCAGGTAGTGTTTTGTCACTAATTAACCAAAGTGCATATTTTTCAAATGAGGGGTGTTTAGTAATTTTTGAAAGCGTTGTGACACTGGGTTCCTGATATCCTGCCTCTATTTTTTTTAAAGTGCTTAATGATATTCCTGCTAAATCAGATAGTTGTTGTTGCGTTACTTTTTCTGCTTGTCTTACTGCTTTAATTTTTTGAGATACGTCCATTGACTTAGTTCCTTAAACGAACTACAGTTAGTAAAAGTTCCGTATTCGAACGAAACGAGACACAAAAACCCATAAAACCGAAAATAAAGGGTTTTAAAGGGCTTGATCTGACGAGGGTAGCAAATGAACAAAGAAATGATCAATGTGAAATTCCCTGTAAATGCGGTGCCACTCGCAAAGTTTGCGGAATTAATAGGGAAAGGTTACGAAGCCACTAGATCAATGGCTAAAGCGGGTAAGTTACCCATTATTGAATTTCGTGATCCTATGAAGCCAGATGCTAGAGCCGGTGAACTATGGGTAAGTATCACGGAATTTAATCGCGGAATGGATGATGCATATTCGAATTTACCAAAAGAACAACGTGACGCATGGCGTTTATGGGTTGGGCTATAAGATGCAGGTGAAACAAATTACAGAGCATAGTTTTATGTATCGCGGTTTCACCATTATTAAACTGCCAAGAAAAGCAGTAACACCGATAACTCGTTATCACGTTTGGTTAGATGATCAGTCATTCGGTAAGTTTGATGCAATGGCAGAAGCAACACATTATATCGACTTATTAAAAGGTGATATTCAATGAACCAATTAATTAAGCAACGCAATAAATATAAATTAAGCAGTGAATCTTTTACTAATAAAAGTAAAAAGTATTCAAAAGCGGATAAAGCAACACTGGTTTTATGTGCCATTGTTATTGTTTCGTTTCTTGTGAAAGTTTCTATCTAGGTATTGTTATGAATGCCGCGGAGCTTATTCAAGCAAGAGAGCAACTACAAGGCAATGATGATTTTTATCAGTCTAAAGTGGTAAAGCACTATCGCAATGATGGTCTTTCATTTGATGAGCGCGTCAGTGGTATGAATAAAACAGCCGAAGTTAGGGCTGATTTATTAAGTAAGTTAAATAAAAATAGTGATGATATTTTGATTGGTGAGTTTCTTGATTATTTAAGAAATGAAAATAATCGTATATATCAGATGATTTATTACCTTGCTGAGATAGAAAAAGAAAAGAACGGAATAGATTATTTATTATTAAAGAGGAAAGATAAAATAAAAATCATTAATGCACTTCATCAAATAAAAGTATTGAGCGCATTAATCCCAAATAAATTAGCAATGCCTATTTAATTACACCTAAAAAATAAATGACATTTATTTGTCAGGACTTTTTATATCTGATTATCAGAGGTCTGATTATGTCTAAAGAAAGTGATGTAACCGATTTAATTAATGCCGTTCGAGAAGATGAAAGAAAATCTCGGGCGGTTCTTTTTTCTGCTCGTTTGCGCAAATTAGCATCAAAAGCACTGAGTGAACGAATGGAGCCTTCACAAGTATTTCAATTATTAGAAGGTGAAGCCGAGTCTATCGAACATCAAGCGCAGGAATGGAATTATGTCTAAAGAAATGGATTTAGCCTGCGAACAATCACAGTTATTGCTTGATAAACAAATAAAAGCAGTAACAGGGCGTTACATAGGTGTATCAGCGTTTGAATGTGAAGATTGCGGTCGTGAAATACCCGAAAAGCGCCGTATTGCGGTAATGGGATGCACTCGCTGTGCAGATTGCCAAACGGTGTATGAGCTGAAATCTAAGCATTATCGGAGTGTGTGAAATGGCGAATAAAACCATTCTGAAATGGGCGGGGTCAAAAGTCCGTATCATGGATAAATTAATTCCACATTTGCCAAAAGCAAAGCGCTTAGTTGAACCGTTTGCGGGTTCTTGTGCTGTTATGATGAATACAGAATATAACGAATATTTAATTGCAGATGCCAATCAGGATTTAATTAGTTTATATCGTAATGTCGTAGAACATACTGAAATAATGGCGCGTAAAGAGTTCTATGCGTGGGAAGAAAACAATCATAAAAATGATTACATTGCTATTAGAAAGTTATTTAATTCAATTAAGATATTAGATAAAAACGAGTGTGATCAATATATACAATCTGCTCGGTTTTTATATTTAAATCGTCATTGCTTTAATGGATTATGTCGATATAACAATTCGGGTGAATTTAATGTGCCATTCGGAACATATGCCCGTGTTTATTTTCCAGAGGAGGAAATCAGACAATTTGCTGAGAAAGCCACTAATGCCATTATCGCTTGTTTAGAATGGCAAGATACTTTGTCACTCGTTGATTTCGGTGATGGTGTTTATTGTGATCCTCCATATATGGGAGATGAAGGTAGTTTTACTAAATATCATCACACGGATTTTACTCACGCTCATCAAATTGAGTTAGCTCAAGCATTAAAGGCATTAAATCAATCACAAGGTAACCCGATTACTGTCTCTAATTCCATTCACGCCAAAGAGCTGTATGCCGATCTCGGTTTTATTATTCACGAGATTGATGCGCCTCGTTCTATTTCTGCAAATGGAAACCGCCAATCAGCAAAAGAGATTATCGCCGTTTTGCCGGAGGTGTGCTGATGGAACAGGGCTATGTCGATATTCAAGATCCAAAAAATGGGGTGCATATTACCGGCACTCGTTTTGCTATCGTTTATTGGAAAAAACAATTTGGATTAATTGAAGTCACTGTGATTGATGGTCGTGTGCGCCGTGAAGTGATTGCGTGGTATGACTCTGCGGTAAATGTGACGGCTGGCGTTGTTGGTGCACATGTGAGTCGTGTTATTAGTGCTGAAATTAAATCTATCTCTGAATTGATAGAGATAATGACTCACGTTGCTAAACTGTGCGAAACAGCCATTGAAATTATTGATCCGAAGCATTTAGGCGGTGTGCGGTAATGGCTAGCCGTCTAATTGATTTTTCTCAGCCTCCTGTTTCCTATCCTGCTGATATGCAATGGACATATTGGTGGAATGGGAAACAGCATGAGCCGGTTGTTTATGAAAGACCGCTTACCCGTGAGCAATTGGCTCAGGGGCAAGCGATTTTATTCGATATTGAAAAACTGCCTCGCTTTCTTAAATCTCGCCTATTTAAGTACATCGAACATCTTAAAAAAGAGAAAACGCCGAAAGAAGTTCATAACTGGCTGGTCTTTAAGTTCCATAAAAGCGTTTATCAGCGTTTGCAAGCCGTTAATGCGCGCTATGGTTTAGCGAAAGATAAACGTCAATTTTTGTTAGATAGAGATTTTGATCAAGCCATGTTCTTTAATCGTTTGCCCGATGCGCATGACAAAATATTGCGTCATATGGCGAAGTCATTTGCAAACGCGTGTGACAACTTATTCGATGAATTGGCTGATCAGGCAATTGCTGAAAATAACGGTGATCGTGAGGTGTTACTTAACCTAAAAGTGATTAACCCTATTTATCATCAATTAGGAGAGTTAATTACCTATTTACATGTAACACCGTTGTTTTGGGGAAAAGCTCAAAAAGGAAAACTAACACCAGAAAATGCGTTGTCCGGATTAAACCGGTTAACAGATGAAAATTGGTGGCTGAAAAAGTTAAAAGCTCATCGCCAACGTTGGCGTGAGTCTTTGCATATTGCCTTTGGTGATGTGAATTCAGATAAGACACCTTACGCCAGTAAAAATGCAGTTCGTGAAGTCAGATCGCAACGTTTAGCGAATATGAATTATCTTGAAATGATGGATATTCAAGACGTTGAATCGGGTGATCGCTTCGATTTAATGGAAAAAGTATTAGCGAGTATCGCTAACCCTAAAATTCGCCGTATGGAATTAATGGCGCAAGCCGCAGGTATTCAAAAAGTTGCCGAAGAAAGAGGTGATATTGGTTTATTTATTACGTTAACCACCCCTTCAAAATACCATCCCACCAAGCAAATTAATGTTTCTAAAGATGAGAAAAAGAAAAAAGTTCTCATTAACGAGAAATGGAATAACAGCGCATACACTCCGAAAGATGGTCAACGTTATTTAGTGAGGGTGTGGGCGAAAATTCGCACTGCTTTTAAAGATAAAGGCATTAACTATTACGGGATCAGAGTTGTTGAGCCTCATCATGATGCTACACCCCATTGGCATATGATGATGTTTCTGGATAAATCTCAACGTGCATCAGCGATTGAGATCATGCGTAAGTATGCCCTTGAAGAAGATGGCGAAGAACGGGGTGCAAAGAAACACCGTTTTGAAGCAAAGCATTTAAATAAAGGCGGTGCTACGGGTTATCTCGCGAAATACATTTCAAAAAATATCGACGGTTATGCGTTAGAGGGCGAAGTTGATGACGAATCGGGAGAGTTATTAACCGAGGTTGCATCAGCCGTTACTGCGTGGGCGTCTACTTGGCGTATTCCTCAATTTCACATGTTTGGCTTGCCGTCTAAAGGTGTGTGGCGTGAGTGTCGTCGTATTCGTGGTGTGAGTATCGCTGATAAGTTGGGTGATATAGCGGAAAAAGTAAGAGCGTCTGCCGATGCAGGAGATTTCGCCGCTTATATCGAGCACCAAGGAGGCCCTAACGTTAAACGTAGTCTACAAACACTATTAGTCGCTCGTACTGTTGCTGATGAGCCGAATTCTTATGATGAAGAGGTGATGCGAATAATCGGGTTATATTCACCGATAAAAAGTAGCGATTTAGTAAAAACGCGTGAGCGTCAGTATCGTTTAGTTCGTAAATCTAAGCAGGATATTGAGGCAATTGAGCATAAGCGTAAGTCAGATACGGGTCGGGTTTTGACTTTAAAAAGCGCGATCAGCGCGCCTCGGAGTCCTGTCAATAACTGTGGATCGGGCAGTTCACCCGATATTAAAAATCCACAGGAAAGGGGCTTAAAATCGCCCGTATGGGGGATTTCTGAGCCTGATGTTTTTGACCTACGTTCACAATATAGCGATTGGGAGAAATCATTTGGCGAGGTTTTAGAGCATAAAAAGAGTCAGAGGATAATTTCAACCGTGTCATTAAGTGAAAATCAGGAACGTTTGATACCAGAGTTCAAAGCTTTTGCCGAAAAAATGGGATTGGATTTACCGCCAGACACAATGTGGCCAATGGTGATGAACGGTATGCGCCTTAGTTATGGCGATGAAGTGATTTGGTTTGAGAACGGGAAGATTCAAATTTCATCAACGAAAAGCGAAAACGTTAATTTTGAAGAAGTGAAGCAAAAGAATATCTCGAATACACGAGATAGGGTAATGGCTAAGGTTAATAAATTGAGAGGGATAAATGATTAAATTTTGTTTATTCTAACAATGATTTGACACTAGTAGAAGATACATTAAGACCTAAAATACACCCAGCAAATATTGTTTATCTATATATTGATATCACTTGTAATAATTATTCTAAATAAATTGTATATAGCTGTTCATAATGTTTACTATGATAAAGAATAACAGCATGATACAGTTGATACTTCTATAATGATATTGTAGATTTCCGATCATTCAGAGTTAGTATACATTCATAAGATAATTTAATAGGCGACTACATTATGTCTAATTCAACTCCAAAACCATACACAACGAGCAAAATAGCGCCCGAACACCTACTATTGGATTATAAAAATCCTCGTTTGTTTACAGGTCATGAATTTGATGTAAAAGCCGAGCAATCAGAGCTAGTTAAATCATTAGCTCGTACCGCAGATCTAGAAGAGTTAATAAAATCCATATCAGAAAATGGTTATCTTCCTATCGAGCCGATGGTTATTATTGAGCGTGATGGTAAATATGTTGTTCTTGAAGGAAATAGACGTTTAGCAGCAATAATGCTTCTAAAAGACAAAGGGTTAGCTAGAGAGTGTAAGATTGTAACACCCAAAGAGTTAACTGATGAAGTGAATAAATCTTTAGAAAAAGTATCAGTATATTTAGTAGAAAAAGAGTCTGAAGCACGCTCTTTTATTGGATTTAAGCATGTTAATGGTCCCCATAAATGGGATTCTTTCGCTAAAGCTCAATTTGCATATAATTGGTATATCTCAGAACGAGACAACGGATTAACTATCGATGATATAACAAGAAAGTTAGGTGATAGCAATAATACTGTGCGCTCTATTGTAAGTGCTATGTTTGTATTAGAACAAGCAAAAAGAGAAGATGTTTATGATATTCATAAAGATAAAATGTCACCTAAATTTTCTTTTTCTCATTTATATACAGCTTTAAATAGAAGTGAATATAAAGAATTCCTAGAATTAGAAAAAGATTGGAATATAACATTATCTAATAATCCTGTCCCAACTAAAAATTTAGGAAAACTAAAAGACTTACTCATCGGGTTGTATGGTTATAAAAAAGATAATAAATTATCTTTAATTAGTTCTCAAAATCCTGATTTAAAGCATTTTGGAGAGGTTCTAAATAACGAAGGGTCATATGATGCATTTAGAGCGGGTAATGATAGTTTATCTGAATTATATAAACAAGCAGGTGACCCACTTCAACATATAAAAGATGCTTTTCTAGAAATAAACAAACAGATGGATACAATATCATCAGTGCTAGATAGGACAGATTCTATAGATGAAGGCACTTCAAATTATATTAGCCAATTTAAGAAAAAATATGAAAAAGTAATTTTTCAGATCAGTCAAATTCAGGAGTAAGACGTGGAACTATTACCTTATCCTGAAAGTCATCCAATCCAAGTAAAGTTAGATTGGTTAGAATTAATGTGTTTAAGGAATGAATATTTCACTTTTAGAGTATCTGAACTAAGAAATATTTTAGAGAACCTTGAATCCTTTGAGTCTTCTGATATTGGAGTAGAAGACGCTGCCATAGAAAATGAAATACAAAGAATTTTAGAGCAGCTTCAAATCAGAATAAGTATTATGTCTGACTGTTATCCATTTATATATAATGAAGAAGATTGTTCTATTGACCTAGTACAGGATAGTATAGAACGGCTACATATATCCCAGCATATTTATCTTTATTGTCTTTACTTTTCGCATATATCTAAGTCTCGATTACTAAATAATATTCCTGAAATAACCAATACAGATAGAGATCTATTACAAATCACAGCATCTGTTGCTTTAGCTGGTTTGACTAATGGTCAAAGTATTTCTTTTGGATTTCCTAGACCCGATAGTTCAGGATTTTATCAAGCATTACAAAGAGCAATAAATTTGCTAGGTGAAGGTATACTAAAACCATTTCAACAGGTTAATCGTTACTTACAGACAATTCCTGTAAAAGATGCAGGAATCGATGTTATCTCTTGGGGTTCTCATAACGATACTGACGAACTTCCTGGTATTAAGCAGATTATTTTTGCTCAAGTCGCTAGTGGAAATAACTGGCGAACAAAACCTGTTAAAAATGATATAGAAGCAATCCAACAATACTGGCTAGATCAGCGTATCTACAGAGTTACTGATGCAATAGTTATCCCATTTGATATTGAAAATGATGATATGACTGTACATAAGGATCAATTACGAGTTTTAAGTAATGAATTTGGATGTTTTCTTTTCCGTTTAAGGCTCCCGTCTTTATTCCGAAAAGGGTTAGAGCTATCCATTTCTAAGCCTGAATTATTAATAGAGCGAGTAAATTCAGTTAGTCATATAAGTGATTTTGTTATTGAAAAAACAAATTTATTACGAGAAGAAGCGGCCTAACTAGGCCGTTTTTTTATTTTCTTTCCGTTTATGTTTTTTGTCCGTATCTACCTCAATCAAACTTTCAAGTGAAGTAAAAAGAGACTCAGGCATTCTTAATCGAGAATCTGCAACCATTAGCTCTTTACCAATTTTAGCTTGATTCATAACATAACTAAGCTCAACAGCCCTAGTATTATGCCTTGAATATAGATCATGTACTAAAGGATGATCATCATACGAGATCAACCAGTTTTTATTATGCTCGACTATATAATTTTTGAGTCTCTTGTGATCTTCCTTCTCAAAAGAAAAATTCTTAGAGTAAATATTTTTACCTTCTTTTACATAAGGAGGATCAAGGTAAATAAAATCATCAAAAAGTGAATCATTTTTGAATCTATCTAGAAAAATATTACAGTCTTCATTATAAACATGTATATTATTTTTATGTTCTACAATTTTTTCTAATTTATTAATAATTGTTTTCTTATTAAATCTACAATCAATTTTGTAATTACCTGTTTGATTCAAGCCACCAATAGGCCCCGCCCCTAAAATCCCTGATCTATTTGTTCTATTAAGAAAAAACACACTCAACCCATATTCCAAAGGAGAATACGTGCGCATACCTTCAATGCTAGATTTATATATTTCTTTTTGGGTATGCCAAGCATCAATTGTAGGATTTATATCAAATATTTTATTAAGAAGTTCTTCGGTATTAGTTAATAACTGATCCCAAAAACAAAAAAGTGCATAGTTTTTATCGTTTATATGAATTTCTTTAACATATCCGCCAAGTAGTAAAGATAGCGAAGCTCCAGCACCACCACAGAAAGGCTCGATAAATCGAACATTAGTTAGCTTGTTGTAAACTAAAAAAATAGCTAAAAAAGTGGAAAGCTTATCCTTTCCTCCTGGATAGCGAAATGGCGAAGTTGTTCTGGGAACGTCACCGACACCAAAAAATTTACGTACAGATTTTTTACTTAAAAGCTTGATTGCATCATGTTCAAGAATACGCGGCTGCACTTTTTATCCTAGCAAATCTAAATCGAGGGATTATCTTATATAATACATAAGTCATCAAACTTAGTCTTGTAAGATTAGCTAATACACTATATTCCGCAATTTTCTGCTTAAACCCGCAAGATCAAAAAAGGATCAAAGTTGCTTGAGCGCACCAGATATCACGGGCTTTCGTGGCATTCATGCAGATGCATAAAAAGAGGTCGATTTAGTGCGCGGGCGTGGCGGGGTCACGATTGCGTTTTGAGAGGCTCGAGATACTAAATCTTCCCAATATTTAATAGACTTTATTTCGGTTAATTTTGCTTAAAAAGTATCAACGTTATATCATAAGAAAAATTGATTAAAATAGGTTTATGTTATGGGGTTAGGGTTAAAAGATGCGATTAGATATGTGAATGTTTTTCATGAAAAAAACACTAATAAATTAAACTTATTTAGAGGCCATTGGTATCCTGGTTTTATTTCTGTTTTAGCGGCATATATTAATTATCATCGAATAACAGAAGAAAATTGTGATTTACCTAATTTGGAGTATATGCAAGCAATTAATTTGCATGGAGCTTTATGGGGTACTGATCAATACCCTCAAGAACGTATAAATGTTGGTACAAATTATAGTTTAGTAACGGCTCTGAAAAGTGTTGAAGCTGTAGATACAGCAACAGGAGCTATAAATGGTTGTGTGAGGCGATTAACGTTTCCCGATCGTTCGCCAGAATTTTATCCTCAAGGACTACTTGATCTAACCCATGTTATCGGAGAGCTTCATGATAATGTTTGGTCACATGGAAAATCAACGGGTTTTTCTTTTGCACAAAAATATGCAGTTCCTAGAACCAATCGAGAGGAGTACTACCTTGAGTTTTCTTTAGCTGATTGTGGTCTCGGTTTCCTTAAAGAGCTTCAACGGGCTAAGATTCCAAATATTCGCACACATCAAGAAGCTATTGAATGGTGTATACAGCAAGGAAATTCATCTAAACATGCTGATTTACAGGATGATTGGGCTCAACAACTCCCCCAAGACTTTATGGGAGGGAGCATGTTTGGTGCTGACGTCGCAATAAAAGAAAAAGATAATAACCATCAAGGACTTGGTTTATATCATCTAATTGAATTAGTAAAAAACTATAATGGAGAATTGCATCTTGCAACAGGAGATGTATGCTTAGATGTAATTGATGGTAAAATGAGCTATACTAAGCTAGATTCTATGTGGTCCGGTGTCGCCATTTCTTGTCGTTTTAAAATTAGTGAATTGGCGAAGGAACATGACAATGGAGATGATGACCCTCAGCTTATGGATATTATGAGGGCGTTAGGAGGAGAGTAAAATGAGAAAATTAGCATATAAGTTACCTGTTGGTGACCTAGCTTCACGTAATCAAGCTATCCCCCAACGGCATAAAATTGAATCAATCATTAATGATAATAATCTTGTGGAATTAGATTTGAGTGGAGTTTTTTCAATATCTGAATCTTATTCAGATGAAATCTTTGGTGTTCTAGTTATCAAATTTGGTAAGCAACGTGTTTTAAATCAATTAAAAATTCGGAATGCTTCACCGGCAATCCTAAAAAGTATTGCAAAAGTTATACAACGTCGTGACAATGAGATTCAATTAAAGAAAGTGTATCCAGAATATAACAGAGAATATTCATGTGTAGCTTGTTAATGATGAAAAGCGCTCAACTTGTAAAATGTTGAGCGCTTTTTTATTACTCATCATCTAATGTGTACTTATCAAACTTAATCACTTCTTCACCTAGCCAATCATTAATCTGTAATATCTTGCTTTGCAGTGGTGCCAACTCATTACGAAAGAAAACCTTTGCTGCTTTTTCAACATCACCAAAGCCACCGGTATTCTGTGGAATGATCCCCATCATTTGAGGCGGTACGCGGTGTGCCGCTAACATATCGTCACGGCTGACATTCTTGATATTGAGAAATTCATCTTTTGCCGCAATCTCACTTAATGGAATAACTTGCACCCCGTCTTTTTTGCCGTTCGGCGCGTGGATAAACAGGTTGCGGAAATTGCCAGGGCCTTTTGAGTTTTGCATCGCGTTACGGATTTTATCAATGTCGCTTTGGTTTTGTGAGGCGTCACTGACGTATAAAATAAATCCGGCATGGCTTCCGTTGCGATAATACTTAAGGCGAAAGAGGGTAGATGCTTCATTCAGTAGCACTGACATGGTGGAGGCCAGATATTCTGGTAACCCGTATAGCTCTTGATTTAAATCGGGTTCGTATAACTGAAATACACTACCGGGCTTAAATTCATACGGCTTTGAGTCATAGCCATAGCGCACAAACCAATAGCTATCATCAGCAACACCACGGCGGGTATATTTGGCGAGAACGGGGGTGAGTTTTAATAAGTTACCCACCATATTATTACGACGTTCAAGGTAGGCATTGCCAAAGGTTAAGAAGTCGAGAGCAAATCGGCTAAAGTCTAACTTAGAGAGAAAACGGTTAGGCTGAAATGTGCTGACTAAAATATTACGTTTGACATAAATTGCACTGCTATGATGCGTCGCCGCACGAAACAGTTTTGATAACCCATCAAAGCTAACCGGTGGCTCATACCAATTATCAATTTGCGCACATTCCAGATAATCAAAAATTTCTCGTTTATCTAACACCGGAACGGGATCACCAAAGGTAAAGGCTTCCATGCTGTTATTGGCGGTTGCCGTTTGTTGTGCTTTAAAACGCTTTTTATTTTTACGGCTCATTAATAAATCTCCACAATATTATTACTGTTCTCGGTGGTGCCGGTTAATGGTTCGTTGAAAAGGGCATGCATCGTTGCCCATGCAAGGTCAGCGTGTCCGCTTTCTTCACTGCGCGAGGCCTCATAGGTTGGGCGGTTACCGCTTCCTGTGGTGGTACGACGAATGGATGTAAAGGATTGAATGATATCAACGCACTGCGCATCGAACTCTAAGCGTCCGTGACTAATCACGTCATAGGCTTTAATGACTAAGGCATTTTTGACATTCGGGTTATAAATAAACTCACGCGCAGCAGGGAAAAACTGGATAACATTCTGATAAACCCCATGCCCTAAGCCGGTGGTATCAATACCCATATATTCCACATAGAAACGTTCTGTGATTTTTTTAATGGCGTCAGCTTGTGCGCGAAAATCCATACCACGCCATTGATGGCGTTCTAATATGCGGAATTTTCCTCCTGGTACTTTCGGCGGCGCGATAACCACACAACCGGCACTATCACCATTTTCACCGCCTTTGCTGGGGTCGTAACCTACCCAAACCGGATCATAACCATAAGGGCGCAGCGCTAACGGTTGAATGTCGTCCCACACCTCCCAACTGTCCACCATGCAGTTTTGCATCATGTTAAAGTTGAATAGGGATTCGATATCATCCATAAAGTGACACATTAACAGGTTGTTATATTCGTCCGGGCTATACTCTTTTTTGAGTTGCTCTAAATCGAATAAATCACAACCGCCTCGTAGTGCATCTTCAATATTGACGATTTGTCGCCATTGCCCATCTTCACATAAACGTCCATTGACTAAGGCTTCATGTGAGATATCAATATCAACTCTGTCTTCTTTTTTGCGCCCGCGGTTATACAGCTTGCCTGACCAAAAGGGGTACGCTTCATGGCTCATGGTTGACGGTGTTGAAAAGTAGGTTTGTCGCCAATGTTTTTGTATCGCCATACCCGAAGTCACTTTGCGTAACTCCTGAAATTTCGGGATCCAAAAGGTTTCATCCAGATATAAATTACCGTGATAACTTTGTGCTGTGCGTGCATTAGTGCCAAGGAAATAGAGCGTTGCACCGTTGCTTAACATCAATGGGTCGCCTTTTAATTCAACATCAACCTCCAATGCCATTTTGATAATGTATTCACGGAACATATAGGCTTGCGCTTTACTTGCCGACAGGAAAACCTGATTACGTCCGGTGGTCAGGGCATCAATAAAGGCTTCACGGGCAAAGTAAAACGTTGCGCCGATTTGACGAGATTTTAAAATATTGCGGATACGGTGATGACCGGCGCGATACCACACTTTTTGATATTCAAACAACGTATTGCGAAAGATATCTTCCAGTTTTTCAATTTGTTCTTCTGAAAAGAAGTTTTTCTCTGGCTGACGGCGTTCGCCTTTGTTGCGGTTGGCAATCTTAGGATTAAGGTCCGTTTCATTACCGCCGTTTTGATATTTTCTGATCCGCGCCATGCGTTCGAGTTGACGTCCTAACAAGTCGATTTCTTTAAAATCTTTGCCTTCTTTGCTCTCTTTTAAAATTAGATTGCAATAACGTGCCTCAACGGTTAGCTCTGCGCGTTCGGTAGGGCTGATTTCATCCCAATTATCGCGGCGTTTCCAACTGTGAATAGTGGACGCCTTTTCGCCTAGCGATTCCGCTATGCGAGCAATGCGGTAACCGGCAAAATACAGGTGCATTGCTTTTTTTCGGTTATCAAATGTTTCTGTCATAGTCATTGCACAATCACGATTTCTTGCTTAAGTTACGGCTAGTCTATTGACCGCTGATCACCGATTCGCTTTATTCCCGTTGTGCCATACCTCAGACAAACCCTATCCATTGTTTAACGCCCCTTTTAACCGACAACATACAGACCAACGAATAAACGGATGCAGTCTGGAGTAGTGCATGTCGAAGAAATCAAAACCGGTTCGTCTTTGTGTTGAAGGGGCGACAACGGACGGGCGTCGAGTTGATCGCGAATGGTTAACCCAAATCGCGAAAAACTTTGATCCCACGGTTTATGGTGCGCGAGTCAATATCGATCACTATAACTATTCATGGGCTCCACGCTTTGGTGATGTGGAGTCGGTGTATACCGAGGAAATTAAAGAAGGGGCATTGGCGGGTAAGTTGGCACTGTATGGTGTGATCAATCCGACGCCTGATTTAATTGAACTCAATAAAAAACGTCAAAAAGTTTATACCTCTGTTGAAATTGACCCGAGTTTTTCAGATACCGGCGAAGCGTATTTAGTCGGGCTGGCGGTTACCGATAACCCCGCGAGTTTAGGCACTGAAATGCTGCAATTTAGTGCTAATGCACAAAGTAGCCCGCTTTCAGAGCGCAAACAAAGCAAAGATAACGTTTTTACTGCTGCAGAAGAAAATCACTTTGAATTTATTGATGAAAACCCGCAGAGAGAGAAGCCGGGGCTTTTTAGCATTATTAAAGAGATGTTTTCTAAAAAACAACACAGTGATGATGCGCGATTTACCGATGTGCATCAGGCGGTGGAGCTGTGCGCCCAAGAAGTACAAACCCTTTCTGCAGAAATTACCGCATTAAAAAACGCCGACCAAAGCGAAGCGGTAAAAGCGCTCACGCAACAACTCACGGAATTAAAAACCCAATTTGAAAATACAGACGCCTCGTTCTCACATCGTCCGCCGGCCACGGGTGGCGAAAATAATAGCGAAGTGCTGACGGATTGCTAAGGTAGTGAACAGACCATGAAAAAAGAAACTCGTTTTAAATTTAATGCGTACCTCACGCAACTCGGTAAAATTTACGGTGTTAGCGCCCAAGAGTTTAGTGATACAAAGGTTCAAATTGAACCGTCTGCCGCGCAAACGCTGGAAACCAATATTCAGCAGTCAGCAGAATTTTTAACACACGTTAATATCGTGCCCGTTGATGAGCAAGTGGGTGAGGCCATCGGTTTAGGTATCGGCTCAACTATCGCAGGCACTACCGATACAACAGCAAAAGAGCGCGAAACAAGTGATCCGATTAAGCTGACCAAAAATAGCTATCATTGCCAGAAAACCAATTACGACACCCACCTTGATTACGCCAAAATTGATATGTGGGCGAAGTTTACCGACTTTCAAACCCGTATCCGCGATGCGATTATCCGCCGTCAGGCATTAGACCGCATTATGATTGGTTTTAATGGTACGCACCGCGCCGATAATTCTGATCGGACAAAATACCCCTTACTGCAAGATGTGAATTCAGGCTGGTTACAAAAAGTACGCGAGCGTGCGCCAGAGCATGTGATGGGTAGTGAAACGAAAGACGGTGCAACCACAGCGCAGCCTATTCTGGTCGGTAAAGGGCAAGCTTATCAAAATCTTGACGCATTAGTGCAAGATACGGTCGATACGGCGATTGATCCTGAATATCAGGACGATACCGGTCTTGTTGTGATTTGTGGCCGTAAATTATTAGCAGATAAATATTTTCCACTGGTTAATAAAGACCAAGATAACAGTGAAAAACTGGCGGCAGATACCATTATCAGTCAGAAACGTATCGGCGGTTTGCCGGCTGTACGTGCGCCGTTCTTCCCTGACAATGCGTTTTTTATCACTCGCCTTGATAACTTGTCGATTTATTTCCTTGCGGATTCTCGTCGTCGTCAAGTGTTAGATAACCCAAAACGCGATCGCATCGAAAACTACGAGTCCGTCAATGAAGATTTTGTGGTTGAAGATTTTCGCGGTGTGGCGCTGGTCGAAAATATTGTTTTTGAAGATGTAAAAGAGACACAGCCAGAAACAAAAAAAGAGGGGGGAGCTTCTGAAAATGAAGTCGTCAAAGACGACAAAGCAGTAACAGAAGAAACACCAACTGAAAATAAAAAGGCGAAATAATGGCATTATCTCCGTGGGAAAAACACCGCATGAGCCTTAGCGCGCAACAGTCCAGCCAATTGGGTGGGCATGTTAGCCGCAATATACAGGGCTATCACATGATGCTGTTACGTCTTGCGACAGATAAAAAAGAGCTAAAACATTTTCAGTCACGCGAACGCAAAGAAGCTTATAAGCGCAAGATATTAGCCAATTATCAGCCGTGGGTTGATGGGGCATTGTCCGGTGGTAGCGGTGTGCAAGATGATGTCTTAATGACGATTTTGCTGTGGAAAATTGATGCGGGGGATTATGAGGGGGCGTTAGATATTGCCGTTTACGCATTAGCTAACCGTTTAGTGATCCCCGGTGTGAACCGCACCACGGGCACCGTGATTGCCGAAGAAATCGCCGATTCTGCCATGCGAGCGTATGCCGTGAAATCACCGGTTTCATTGGCAACATTAGAGCGTACACGTGCCTTGACCGATGATGAAGATATGCCTGATGAAGTGAGGGCAAAACTCTACAAAATCTTAGGGTTAGTGCTACGCGATAATAATCGCCCACAAGAAAGCTACTGCGTATTAAGTCGAGCTTTAGAGTTAAACATGAATATCGGTGTGAAAACCGAATTAAAACAACTCGATAAAGTGCTTAAAGCCCAGCGTGACGCTGAAAAAGCATAGTGACACCACGTCAGGGCGGCACGGAAAAAGCAATTTGCTTTCTTTCGTCCACCGCCCACCTATTTTAAGGTTTTCTTATGGATTATGTTTCTGCTAACCCTGTGCCACAAAAAGACGAAACCATTAAAAATAATGGCTTTTTCCCTGATATTCAAACTCGTGATTTTCAATTGCAAACTCGCGTCGATGGCACTGTGACACCGGAACGGCTGAAAAGCACGTTATTGAACGCCATGATTGAAGTAAATCGTGAATTGTATCAGTGGCGTATTGGTCAAGCTGCGAAAACATTAAAAGAGGTGCCTGCCGAACAGATTAACGGTGAAAGTGAACTGATGATTTTATATCAGCGAGCGGTGTTCTGTTTTGCAAAGGCCAGTTTAATCGAACGTTATCGCGATATTGATACTACCGCACAAGGTAATAAAAAAGCCGACACCATGACGCCGGCTATTGATGAAGTGTGGCGTGATGGCAAGTGGGCGTTACAACGTATCAAAGGGGAAACCCATAACACGGTGGAGCTTATCTGATGCGGATTTATACCCAACAAGGGGATACCGTCGATGATATTTGTTGGCGTTACTTTGGTCAGTCATCCGGCATGATTGAACAAGTATTAGAAGCCAATCCGGGGCTGGTTGAATTAGGGGCAATATTACCCACCGGCACCGCGATTGAGTTACCGGATACGCCTCAACAACACAGCACCACAGCGATTTTACAACTTTGGGATTAACCCCTTTAAGGGGGAAGGTATGAAGAAGATGCCCTATAAAGATCCAAATAATATGAATTGGTTTACTGCCTTATTAATTACCGGTATGGCGGTTTTTGGTGGTATTGCCAGTTATGCCAATAAAATAGTGAAAGGGGAGCCGTTCCGCTTTGCCATCTTATTTGCACAAATTGTTGTCTCTATGTTTTCAGGGGCATTGATTTTATTCGGTGCAAGTTATTACCAGTGGCAACCTGAAATTGCCGGCGCTATTGCCGGTATGGCGGGCTGGTCTGGTGCTGCATTGGTCAGTGCGTTAGAAAAAAGATTCTTAAGGAAGGTCTCTGGTGAATAAATTTATCTTTAGCCAGCGCAGTAAAAATAATCTTAGTGGCGTTAATCCGCTATTAGTGAAAATTGCTTATCGTGCGTTAGACATTTCTACGGCGGACTTTGCAGTGATTGAAGGTGTTCGCACACTTAAAAAGCAAAAAGAAAATGTGAAAAAAGGCGTTTCAAAAACATTAGACAGCCGTCATTTAACAGGCGATGCCATTGATATTTTGCCTTCTGCGATTAAACCAGGAATGGAATGGTACCCGCATTTTTTTGAGCCGGTTTTAATGGCATTTAAGAAAGCGGCAGATGAAGAAGGGGTAACATTACGTTTTGGTAAAAACTGGAAAAGTGATCCCAGTTTACCCGTTGAAACCCGCTTTCCTGATTATCCTCATATCGAGATCCCACGATGAAAAGGAACGTACTGCTTATTATTGTGGCGGGTGTGATGGGCTTGCTACTGATATTTAAGTTTGATGCTTTGCTCACTGAGAATAGCCAGCTTAAGGGTGACAACCTTGCCCTTAAGCAAAGTGTTATCAGTCATCAAGACGCCATTGAATATTATCAGGAAGAACTTGCCCGCTTATCAGAATTGGATAAACAACACACAAAGGCGTTAACCGATGCAAAAAATGATATTAGCCGGCTTAATGATGAGTTGCGCAATAATACTAAACGGGTGTACATCAAAGCCGATTGCCCCAACCCCGATAATCACACCACCGCCACCGCCGGCATGGGTAATGCAACCTCCGCACGACTTACCGAAACAGCTCAACAAGATTATTTACGTCTCCTCGAAATGATGGCGGAGAATAAGGCGCAAACGGAATATTTGATTGATTATACAAATCGATTATTACAATACATCAATAAGTTAAACCATGAAAAAGCCTGCAAACCTACGTGATACCTTAATTAAAAAGGTGGCCTATTTAGGGAATAACCCCGATAGGCTCTACACCTTTATTGACGGCGGGGCGATTGTGGCAACGGGTGCAAGCAGTCAATCTTATGAGTATCAATACAATCTCAATATTATTATTGATGATTATCCCGGTGACCAAGATGTGTTAATGGCAGTGATCATTGGTTGGATAGAACAGCATCAACCTGATATTTTCCTTAATCCCGATAAACGCCAAAGTCATTTTACCTTTGATGCCTTTATTGATAGCAACCAGACCGCCAGTATTAGCATTGATTTAAAGTTGACTGAGCGTGTCCTCGTTAATGTGCAAGCGGATAAATTGGTTGTTGGTGCCATTGAAGAGCCGGCTGATCCGTTTGAAAGTTGGGAGAGTGTGGCTCATGAACGCTGATGATTTCAGCCCGTTAACCCAGGCATTAGCCGCTATGTTGGCAAAAGCGTCACCCAATGAACGTAAAAAATTGGCTCGTGAAATTGCCCGTGATTTACGCAAAAGCAATTTACAACGTATCCGTGCGCAAAAAAATCCCGATGGAACGGCATTCACCAAACGAAAAGCCTCAACGGTTACCGTGTTGCGAGGAATGAAATTTGTCTGGAAAGGACAGTCTCGCAGTTTAAAAAATTGGCGATTACGCAAAACAAAAAAAGGTGAGGTGATCACCGGTTATGATTTGGAAAAGAAAGCCGAACGTAGTTTTTATAAGCGCGATATTCTGCGTTTTATTGAAGTAAAAAAAGACAAAATCAGCACCGCAAAGCCCAATAAACAGACTCGCATGTTTAAGCGTTTAGCCACCGCACGCTATTTGCGTATGTCGGCCAATGATAAAGGTGTTGATCTCTTCTTTGCCCCTCAAGTCGCGGGCATTGCTGCCGTACATCATTACGGTTTAAAAGAGCGTGTGCGGGGTAAGTCATTAGAAATTCAATACCCTGAACGAAAGCTATTAGGCTTTTCACCGACAGATATTAAACATATCGAAAATCAGTTACTGGAATTCCTTTCTCGTTAATTGTCCTGTCTTTGAAACAATCCCAACCCCGTGCGTTTTTTTATTTCCCGTTGCACATTGCGGGTATGAATATCGCAGAACTTATCCGAAAAATACAAAACTTGATCCGCACTGGCGTTGTGATTGATGTCAGTGCGGAAAAAGGCTGTCGAGTTAAAACGGGCGACAATGAAACCGACTGGCGCCCGTGGCTTACTGCACGTGCTGGTAACTCGCGCTCATGGTGGGCGCCCAATGTTGGCGAACAAGTGTTATTGCTATCAATCGGTGGCGATTTAACTACCTCGTTTGTGTTGCCGGCGATATTTAGTGATGATTTTTCAGAGCCGTCAACCTCATTAACCGCGCATCGTCATGAGTATAAAGACGGGGCAGTAATTGAATATGAGCCGGCAACAGGGGCGCTAATAGTCACGGGAATTAAAACCGCCGTGATTGAAGCCCGCGAGTCGGTCAAAGTCACGTCACCTGACATTACGTGTGTCGCGACAAGCAAAATCACCTTAGATACCCCTACCGTTATTTGTACCAACAACTTAACTACGGGATCACTGACGGTGCAAAAAGGCGGCACCATGACCGGCGATATTACCCATGTTGGTGGGATAATGTCCTCTAATGGCGTGGTGGTTTCAACCCATACCCACGGTGGTGTGCGTACCGGTGATGGTAATACGGGGCAACCGCAATGAACTATCTCGGCATGAATGCACAAACCGGTGAACGCATTACCGATATTGAGCATGTTCGCCAGTCTATTAAAGATATTTTTAATACCCCCATTGGTAGCCGATTGATGCGCCGTGAATATGGCAGTTTGCTTGCCGATTTAATTGATGGCCCAGTTAACGCCAAGATGCGATTGCAATTAATGTCAGCGTGTTACACCGCAGTTTATCGTTGGGAGCCACGTATTGTGATGACGGCCATTGATATTCATAGCCAGCAGGAACAGGTGATTGTCGATATCACCGGTTATTACGCCCACAACCAACAACCGATTAATTTCTCTCTACCGGTGACATAATGCCAACGATTAATTTAAGCCAATTAACACCGCCTGATGTGATTGAGTCGTTAGATGCAGAACAATTATTACGTGAACGCAAAACGGCATTGATTGCCGCAATGCCCGTCCATTTGCGTGATGCGGTTGCTAATACGTTATCGTTAGAGTCGGAACCGCTGACTAAGTTGTTAGAAGAAAACGTCTATCGTGAGTTGTTATTGCGCCAGCGTATCAATGAGTCTGCCCGCGCGGTGATGGTGGCGTATGCAAAAGGGGCGGATTTAGATCAGTTAGCGGCGAATTATAATTTATCGCGTTTAGTGTTACGCCCTGCCAATAACAACACTATTCCGCCTACACCGGCAATTTTAGAGTCTGACGATGATTTGCGTTTACGCATTCCCGCCGCTTTTGAGGGGCTAAGTGTTGCGGGGCCGGTGGGCAGTTATGAATTTCATGCCCGTAGTGCCGATGGTCGGGTATCCGATGTGTCCGCGATCAGCCCAACGCCGGCAAATGTCACTATCTCGGTGTTATCTCGTGAGGGGGACGGCACCGCATCAGCAGAATTGTTGCGCATTGTTGAGCACGCGTTAAACGATGAAGATGTGCGACCAGTTGCTGATCGCATCAAAGTGCAATCTGCCCAAATTATTCCCTATCAAATTGATGCCACGTTATTTTTATTTCCGGGGCCTGAGTCGGAGCCGATACGCAAAGAAGCAAATCAACGTTTGACGCAATACATCACAGAGCAACACCGCTTAGGGCGTGATATTCGCCTGTCAGCGATTTATGCCGCGTTGCATGTGGAAGGCGTGCAACGTGTGGAATTAAAACAACCCACTAAAGATGTGGTACTGGATAAAACGCAAGCCTCCTATTGCACCCAAAGCACCTTAACCATTGGTGGTTCGGATGAATAGCTTGTTACCGTCAGGCAGTAGCCCATTAGAAAAGGCCGCTGCTATTGCTTGCCAATCCTTGCAAACCTTGCCCGTGCCTTTACGCCAATTATGGAACGCCAGCACATGCCCCGTTGAGTTATTGCCATATCTCGCATGGGCCTGGTCGGTTGATAGATGGGATGAAAACTGGTCAGAATCCGTTAAGCGCCAAGTCGTACGGGATTCGATGTTTATTCACCGACACAAGGGCACTATTGGCGCACTTAAGCGTGTTGTTGAGCCGTTAGGTTACATCATCAAAGTTACCGAATGGTGGCAAACCGACGATCCGCCGGGCACATTTCGCCTTGATGTGGGCGTGCAAGAAAACGGCATTACTCAAGAAATTTATGACGAATTAGAGCGTTTGATCGCTGATGCACGCCCTGTTAGTCGGCATCTCTTAGGGTTATCTATCAACCTTGATTCGCAAGGTGAATTTTATCTTTCTGCCGCCACCTTTAGCGGTGATGAGTTAACGGTTTATCCGTATTTTGCAGAAGAAATTACCGTGTCTGGTGCGCCATTAACGGCGGTCGGAGTACACATTATTGATAAAGTTGAGGTCGCACATGAGCGCTAAATTTTTTGCCTTATTAACGGTAATTGGTGCCAATAAATTGGCAAAAGCCACCGCATTAGGCACTACCTTAAAAATTACCCAAATGGCTGTGGGTGACGGTGGCGGAACGTTGCCGACACCCGATACACAACAAACTAAACTCGTAGGCGAAAAACGCCGTGCGGGATTAAATACCTTATTTGTTGATCCAAAAAACGACAGCCAGATTATTGCTGAACAAGTGATCCCTGAAAATGAGGGCGGTTACTGGATACGTGAGATTGGTTTGTTTGATGATGAAGGCAGTTTAATTGCCGTGGGTAATTGCCCTGAAACCTATAAGCCACAATTGCAAGAGGGAAGCGGACGAACGCAGACTATCCGCATGATTTTAACCGTTAGCCATACCGAGTCCGTTGAGTTAAAGGTTGACCCCTCGGTGATATTGGCGACCCGTGAATTTGTTAATGATGCTATTGAAAGTGCCTCAAAACAGACACTGGAGGAAGTGGCTAAGCTTTATGCTACCAAAGCCGAATTAAGCACGGGATTAAGTAAGGTACAAAAATCAGCGGATGCCGCTAACACAAACGCCAATAGCCGCGTACCTAGTACCCGTAAAGTTAATAATAAACCACTGAGTACCGATATTACCTTAACGGCGAGTGATGTAGGCGCTGCAACACCGGCACAGGTGAATGAAGCCAAGACAGCCGCATCTAATGCACAGGCCACAGCAAACAGTGGTGTGAGCAAAGCAGATACCGCACAGAAAACCGCTAACGATGCAGTAAGCAAAGCTAACGCCGCGCAAACTGCCGCAAATAATGCCAATACTAATGCTAATGGTCGTGTACCTAGCACCCGTAAAATTAACAACAAACCATTAAGCGCTGATATTAGTTTAACTGCCGGTGATGTAGGTGCTGCAACACCGGCACAAGTGAATGAAGCCAAGACTGCCGCATCTAATGCACAGGCCACAGCAAACAGTGGAGTGAGCAAAGCGGATGCCGCACAGAAAACCGCAAATGATGCAGTAAACAAAGCCAACGCCGCACAAACTGCCGCAAATAATGCCAACACTAATGCTAATGGGCGAGTGCCTAACACGCGTAAAGTGAATGGCAAACCACTAAGTGCTGATATTAGTTTGACTGCGGGTGATGTAGGTGCTGCAACACCGGCACAAGTGAATGAGGCAAAGACTGTCGCAAACAATGCTAACAATAATGCCAATGGGCGGGTGCCTAACACGCGTAAAGTGAATGGCAAACCATTGAGCGGAGATATTAGTTTAAATGCGAGTGATGTAGGGGCTTTAACACAAGCTCAGGGTGATGCTCGATATCAAAAAAAAGGAACAGGTCAGAACTTTAGAAAAATTTGGTCTGGGAATGCTTGGTCAAAAGGTGGCACAATCACTGTTTCAGAAGATGTTAGAGGAAAAACGATTTATATTAAAGGTAATTCAAATGGTTATCTTGGGGGCGGAATACAAGTTCCAAATCAAATTAATGTTGGTATTGTCATTAATTGGTATAAAGAGTTTCATCTTTTTTCCGTGACATCTTCAGATGGAAAAACTTTACGTTGTGGCGATACATCATGGGGAATAATAGAGGTTTGGGTTCAAGATTAACTTTATTTGTACCAACCCGCAAACAATCCCGCTTTCGTGCAATTTAACCGCTAATTTTTCATGCTACACGGACACAGTTATAGGAGTCCGTGAGCATGGCACAAGATTATCATCACGGTGTGCGCGTTATTGAAATTAACGAAGGCACCCGCCCCATTCGCACTATCAGCACCGCTATTGTTGGCGTGGTTTGCACCGCTGATGATGCGGACGAAAAAACCTTTCCTTTAAACAAGCCCGTCTTATTGACCGATGTATCACAGGCTATCGGTAAAGCAGGGAAAACCGGCACCTTAGCCAGCACGTTAAAGGCGATTGCAGATCAGGCTAAACCCATCACCGTTGTGGTGCGTGTAGAGCAAGGCGAAAGTGAAGCCGAAACCACCACTAATATTATCGGTGGTACTACCGAAGAAGGGCTAAAAACAGGGTTGCAAGCGCTGTTAGCATCACAAGCACAACACGGCATTAAACCTCGTATTATTGGCGCGCCCGGTCACGACACATTAGCGGTTGCCAATGAGATTGCGGTGATTTGTCAAAAGCTCCGCGCCTTTGGCTATGTTTCGGCTTACGACTGTAAAAATATCAGCGAAGCAATCAAGTACCGTGACAACTTTGGTCAGCGTGAATTGATGGTGATTTTTCCTGATTTTACCTCATGGGATAGCACCACTAACAGCGAATCAACCGCTTACGCCACGGCGCGTGCGTTAGGTCTGCGTGCCAAGTTAGACAATGATATCGGTTGGCATAAAACCCTATCAAATATCGCCGTTAACGGTGTCACGGGCATTTCTAAAGATATCTATTGGGATTTACAAGACCCCGCGACTGATGCCGGTTTACTGAATGAAAAAGGGGTGACGACACTTATCCGCCGTGATGGTTTTCGTTTTTGGGGTTCGCGTACCTGTTCGGATGATCCGCTATTTGCCTTTGAATCTTATACCCGAACTGCGCAAGTCCTCGCTGACACCATGGCGGAAGGGCAAATGTGGGCGATTGATAAACCGTTAACACCGTCTTTGGCGCGGGATATCGTTGAAACCATCAACGCAAAATTACGTTCACTGGTCAGTCAGGGCTATTTGTTAGGCGGTGAATGTTGGTATGACCCGACATCAAATAGCAAAGAAGCACTTAAAGACGGCAAACTCACACTGGATTATGACTATACGCCAGTGCCACCAATGGAAAATCTGATGTTACGTCAGCGTATTACCGATAAATACCTGATGGATTTCGGTAACAAAATTAAGGGGTAAATCATGGCGTTACCACGCAAGCTAAAGAATTTTAATTTATTTATGAATGGCACCAATTATGTGGGCGTTGCGGAAGAACTCACATTACCCAAAATCACCCGAAAGTTAGAAGCCTATCGCGGGGGCGGTATGAATGGTTCGGTGCAAATTGATATGGGTCTTGATGACGGCGCGCTTGATAGTGAGTTTACTCTCGGTGGTGCTGATATCGACGTTTACCGCCAATGGGGTGCCTCAACCATTGATGCCGTACAACTGCGTTTTTGTGGTGCTTATCAGCGTGATGATACGGGGGAAGTGCTTGCTGTAGAGGTGGTTCTGCGTGGCCGTTATAGCGAAATCGATCCGGGTAACTGGAAATCAGGCGACAACACACAAACCAAAGTTACCGTAAAACCCACTTACTACAAGTTAGTGATGGACGGCCAAGAAATCATTGAAATTGATATCGTCAATATGGTGGAAAAAGTGGACGGTAAAGACCTGTTACAAGCACAGCGTGACGCGCTAGGGCTTTAATTAAATTCGGAAAGAGAACATGAAAAAGCCAATCGAAGAACAAAACCAAGGGCAAATTGAATGGGTTGTTGTCAATGGTGACCAAGCCACAGTGACATTAGAACAACCGATTATGCGTGGTGAAACCAAAATCGACAAAGTGACCGTGCTTAAACCCAATTCAGGCGCATTACGCGGTGTGCGTTTACAGCCTTTAATGGATATGGATGTTGATAGCATGATGCAGGTGCTACCGCGCATCACTATGCCAACGCTAACCAAAAACGATGTGCTGTCTTTAGCCGCGGGCGACTTGGTAAACCTAAGTGTGCAGGTGGTCAATTTTTTATTACCGAAGTCGGTTATGCCCGATTCCCAAGCGAATTAACCACCGATGAACTGGCGGCAGATATTGCCGTCATTTTTCATTGGTCACCGGCAGACACCGGCAAAATGAGCCTTTCAGAATTATTGTCATGGCGCTATCAAGCGGCGAAACGTTGCGGACAACAGGATGAGTAATAACTTAAAATTACAAGTTGTACTAAGTGCGGTTGATAAATTAACCGCACCGTTTCGCAGTGCGCAAGAAAGTAATAAACGATTGGCGTCCGCTGTGCGTCAATCGCGTGACTCGCTAAAAAACCTCAATCAGCAAGCCTCACAAATTGACGGCTTTCGTAAGATTAAACAGCAGTTAACCTCTACACAGCAGGCGTATCAATCCGCCACACAACGTGTTGCTACTCTCGCCAAAGAAATTGCCAATACTGAAAATCCGACAAAAAAACAGTTAGAGGCGTTTAAAAAAGCGCAACGGGAAGCGGGGCAACTCAAAACCAAATATGAGCAATTACAGCAGTCAGTACAGCGACAGCGCTCAGCATTACAAGCTAATGGCATTTCAACAAACCAACTCGGTCAAGCGCAACGGCGACTGAATGGTGATATTGAACGCACTACGCAACAGCTCCGCCGGCAAGAAAACCAATTAAGGCGCAGTGCTGAACAAGAGCGGCGCATGGTAGCGGCTAAATCGCAGTATCAAAAGACGCTCGATGTACGAAATAAAATGGCGGGCACTGGTGCCACCATGACGGCAACCGGTGCTGGTATGCTGTATTCCGCCAAACAAACCTTAATGCCGGGGTACGAGTTTAATGTCGGTATGTCAAAGGTGCAGGCATTAACGCGCCTCGATAAAAATTCTGATGAATTTAAGATGTTGCGTGAACAAGCGCGAGAGCTAGGCGCAACCACGGCATTTACCGCCAACCAAGTGGCGCAAGGTCAGGCATTCTACGCAATGGCGGGTTTTAAGCCTGAGCAAATTAAAAATGCTATGCCGGGCACACTGGCAATGTCATTGGCAGGTGATATTGATTTAGGTACCACGGCAGATATCGGTTCCAATATTTTAACTGGCTTTAAACTCGACTCTGACCAAATGGGGCGAGTGAGTGATGTGTTAGTCGGCGCTTTTACCCGTTCAAATACCAGTTTAACCATGCTTGGCGACACCATGAAATATGTTGCACCGGTGGCGTCAGGGTTAGGGGTTGATTTAGAAACCGCGGCAGCCGCAACGGGTAAATTGGGTGATGCGGGTATTCAAGGTTCAATGGCGGGTACTTCATTACGCGCTATCTTAGGGCGTCTTGCTGAACCACCGAAAATGGCCGCCAAAGCATTAGAAGAACTCGGTATTAAAACCCGTGATGCTAAAGGGAACTTACGCGACTTTCCAGAGTTATTAGCTGAGTTGGATAAGAAAACCGCTAAGATGGGTAATGCGCAACGGGCGGGGTTCTTTAAATATATTGCCGGTGAAGAAGCTTTTTCGGCGTTATCGGTACTGGCCGAACAAGCGGGTAAAGGGGAGTTGCAAACTCTTGTTGCTGACTTAAAACAAGCTAAAGGTGAAGCACAAAAAGTCGCGGGCACCATGACGGATAACTTAAGCGGGGATATGAAAAACCTGCAATCCGCATGGGAAGATTTAGGTATTCAAATTTTTGACGGTATTGATAGCCCGCTACGGCAGATATCACAAAGCATTACCCGTGTGATTTCTAAAGTCGGTGTGTGGATGAAAGAAAACCCTGAATTGGCTAAGACGTTGACGATGATCGGTTTAGCGATAGCGGGCATTATTACCACGCTGGGTATTCTCTCGTTATCCATTGCGGCAATGTTAGGGCCATTAGCCGTCGCGAAATTAAGCTTGTCAATTTTAGGCATTAAAGGCGGTAGCGCCCTCACACTGTTATTAAAACCGATAAAATTATTAGGTAGTGCATTTTTAGGGTTGGGTAAAGCCATGTTAGCTAACCCTATTTTATTGGTTATTGCCGCTATTGCGGCTGCTGTTTATCTGATTTATAAAAACTGGGACACCATTGGCCCCTACGTTTACAAGGTATGGGATACCGTTAAAAGATATACTGCTATCGCATGGCAAGCGCTAAAAGATACTATTAAGAGTGCATGGGAGGCCATCAAGTATATATTCTTTAATTGGACACCGCTTGGACTCATTATTAAACATTGGGATTCGATAGTCAGCTACACCCAAACAACATGGACGATGATAAAAACTAAAATTTCAGATGTTTGGGAAGGGATTAAAACAACACTTAAAAACGGTTGGAATCATATTGTTAAGTCTGTACAAGAAACGTGGGAAACGATAAAAACCACGATATCAACAAAATGGAATGAAATTGTTGAAGACACCAAAGCGTTACCGGCTAAATTTTTGCAGTTTGGTAGTGACCTGATTGATGCCATTATTCAGGGGATCAAAAATAAATGGGCGGACTTTAAAAATAGCATTGCGGAATTGGCAACCGCAGCTAAAGAAGCACTCACCCCTGAGTTTATGAAAAGTAATGATCCGAAAGTGCAGTCTGCGTTAGATTCTTACAACAGCAACTTTGCCGGTATGTATGATTCCGGCGGTTATATCCCGCGTGGTAAATTTGGTATTGCGGGAGAAAATGGCCCTGAAATTGTCGAAGGCCCTGCGAATATCACCAGTCGTAAACACACTGCGATGTTAGCGGCTGCCGCATTATCGTTAGGCAGCGCCTTTTCGTTACAGGCACAAAATGCCCCGTTGCACCCACACAGCTTGCCCGTTGAAAACTATCGTCCTGCTCCGGCTAATGTGAATATTCAACAACAGCGTTATCAAGGCGCGCCGGCACATTATGAAATTAATATTCATCCTCAACCAAACCAATCCGCGCAAGATATTGCCCAGCTTGTTATCGCGGAAATTGAGCGCCGTGAGCGTGAAAAACAAGCACGATTAAATAGCCGTTATCAAGACAGTGAGGTGTGGTAATGATGGCAGCACTTGGGGTATTTGTGTTTGAGTTACGCACCGTACCTTATCAATCCCTACAAAAACAACAAATGTGGCGACATGGTTTTACTCAACGTGTCGCACGCCGACCGGCACAACAATTTATTGGCCCTGATACCGATGTGATCACCTTATCGGGGGCGCTTTATCCCTCATTAACGGGTGGTAAAGTTTCATTGTTAGCGTTGGAGTTAATGGCAGATAGCGGTAAAGCATGGTCATTTATTGATGGTACGGGCACCATTCATGGCATGTTTGTGATCACCGATTTACAACGCACCCATACCGAATTTTTCCAAGATGGTGCTGCCAGAAAAATTGATTTCTCGCTGACATTAAAACGGGTGGATGACTCCATTAGTCAGATATTGGGAGATTTAAGCGACCAATTAGGCATGATGGCCAATGGTGCCGGTGAAGCGATGAAAGGAGTTTTATCATAATGTTGCCAGAAATGATCACCGGTAAAAGTAGCATACCGGCCTTTGTGTTAATTGCTGGTGATGAAGATATCAGTGCCAAAATTCAAGGGCGATTAATTTCGCTTTCATTAACGGACAATCGGGGCTTTGAAGCTGACCGGCTTGATATCGAGTTAGATGATTCTGATGGCGCATTAATGATGCCAAAACGCGGTGAGGTATTAACTTTACATCTCGGTTGGCAGGGGGAAAGACTTATTCATAAAGGCTCGTTTACGGTTGATGAGATAGAGCATTCAGGTGTACCCGATAAAATGACATTGCGCGCCCGTAGTGCGGATTTTAGGGCAACGCTGAATGTGCGCCGTGAAATGTCGTATCATCAAAAAACATTAGGCGATATCGTCAGAACGATTGCAGGGCGCAATAATGTCACGGCGGTGGTTGATCCTGGTCTTGATACGGTGAAAATTGAACATATCGATCAGACCAATGAGTCAGACGGCAGTTTTTTAACCCGCTTAGGGCAATTGAACGGTGCCACCGCCTGTGTTAAAAACGGCAATTTGCTGTTTATGGTGCAGGGGGGCAATACCACCGCCAGTGGTCAAGCATTACCGCTAGTACAAATTACCCGAAGTGTGGGTGATGGACACCGTTTTTCATTAGTGGATAGGGGCGCTTACACTGGCGTGACGGCCAATTATTTAAATACCCGTAAACCGCAAGAAAAAACACAGTCACAAATTCGCCGTAGAAAACCCACTACCAATAAACCGAAAAAAGAAGAGGAGAAACAAGGGGAGTACCTTGTCGGTGAAGAAGGTAATGTGATGGTGTTGTCTCATACTTATGCGAGTAAAACCAATGCTGAACGTGCCGCGAAAGCCGCGTGGGAAAAAATACAGCGAGGTGTTGCCTCTTTTAGTATTACCCTTGCGAAAGGGCGTGCGGATCTCTTTCCTGAATTACCTGTAAAGGTTAGCGGATTTAAGCCTGAGATTGATGAGGCCTATTGGACGTTAGTCACGGTGAGTCATTCATTGAACAATAGCGGATTTACCACCTCGTTAGAATTAGAAGTTAAAAGCAGTGAGATAGATATGGATAAGGAATAGTGCCTGTGTATAATTACAGGTAATTTCCACATCATAAAGAGGTAACCCGTTTATGATGATTTGTCCTGTTTGTGGTCATGCCGCCCATACCCGTAGTAGTCAACAAATATCTTCCGATACCAAAGAACGTTATAACCAGTGCCAGAATATCAATTGTGGCGCGACGTTCGTCAGCCATGAAACCGTAACGCGGTTTATTTCAAAGCCTCAGTTGATTGAGCGGGTAGAGCCACATGTTGATAAGTGTTGCCAACAGGCATTAGCGATTTGAGGAAAATGCCCGGAGTATTCCGGGCGTTGTTTTATTTATTTGCCGTTAATTCATTAAAGAATTTATCAAAACCTTTTTTACCGCTATCGTCATAACGTAATTCATTAAACTGTTTTGTGAATGAGCAGTTTTCATCAATTAAGTCGTTCAATGAATTGATTGGAATATATTTCTGGGTAATTTTTAGAGCTTGATCTTTGGTAATTGTAGCTGTGTATTCAGGGCTATCTTTAAGTTTTTGGTGATTATCATTATTAATAAGGTAAGACACTACTGTCACATCATTATTATTTGTATTGATAAATGTGCGTAATACTCCATAAATAAGGGCGCGCTTTGCTAAATTATCTTTTACACTAGTTGGATCATTATCGTAAGCGGTTGCTGACAATCTAATTTTTAGAGGAGATTCATTGATAATTTCAAACGCGTTGGTATCAGAAGGATAGTCTCCAAAATCTTCCATCATGCTTGCGACAGTAGGGTAGATTGCATTTTTATTACTACATACAAAAGAATCGGTTATTGTTTCTTGTGTTTCGGTGACTTGGTTGTCAGGAGTATCGGGAGCGAAATTAAGAACCCCAATGATTGATAAAACAAAGGTAACAAGAAAAGCAATAAACGATTGTTTGCGGTTTTTTAACTTGATGATGCTAGGTTTTATCATGCCTAGAGTTATGCAAACGACAGATATTAAAAATAAAAAAATTGATACAATGAATAGAAATTCCATGTTTTTTCCCTTTTTAACGATAAACAGAAGAATCTTAAGAATTTCTAATGATGAGACACGAAATGTGGTAAGTAAAGCCCCTAAAGTAAGGGGCTAGTCTTTATATCAATGTGGTCGTTTTTTTAGTGGATGTGGACAGTTGGTGGACAGTGCGCTATTGGAATCTAATAAAAACAATGGGTTAGATTCTATTTTCGGACACCATCCCTGTCTTTTGCAGCCCCTCTGGAGAGGGGCTTTTTTTTATCTATTATATTTTAAATCCTTATAAAACAAATAGATAATGATTTATGAGATCTGGCGGTAATTCTCTAAAAGCATCTAAATTTATCTCAAGTGTGGATACTTGTTTATATATCTTTTAGTGAATTATGAATAATTATTTGCCAAATAAACTCTGTATTATCATTTTTTAAGTATTAATAATCACATTATTTATTGGTTAAAAATATACTGTGTCATATGATATATAAAATATTGTGATGTTATATGGAAAAATATTGATAAAGTATGTATGATTATCCATAAATATGGTATATGTGTTTCTGTTACCAATTGTTTTATAATATATCTATTTAGAGATAATTTTCTATGTTTTTAAGAAATATAAAGTTGTATTATTGTATTTTATTTATATTTAATTCTGTGTATTTGATTTCTTTCTTAAAAAAGTATTCTGGGAGTGGTTTAGTATATATATTATTTTTTAGTTTTTTATTAATATTAGGAATTGGTTCTAATAATGTAAAAAAAGTTAATTTATATTTGTTTTTAATATTATTGGTAGTTACAATAAGTGAATATTTTACAAAAAGAATGACATCATTTTATTTCTATGAAATACCTGGTGAAGTCATTAATATTTTATATGATACTAATATTGATGAGATAAAAAATAATTTTTATTTTTCCTTCAAAGAGTGGGTTGGGATTATATTAATAGTCCTAAATATATTAATGCTTTTCTCTTTAAAAAAAAGTGTAGAGGAAAGGGTTTTTAAAGTTTTTTTACAAATAATATTCATTTTTATTTTTTTCCTATTTTATAATAATTCAATTAAAAGTGAAATTGAATTTATTATAAATAATCAAAATTTAGTAAAAGAGAATATTAAAATTTTGGAGCTTAGGAAGAGCTTTAAATGGAATAGTTTATCTCAAGATAAATCTCCTCAGACTGTGGTTCTCTTTTTAGGAGAAACACATCGTGGCGATTATTTATCTATAAATGGATATTCAAGAGAAACGACTCCAGAGCTAGAAAAGAGAAATGTTATTTCTTTTTCTGATGCAATATCTCAAGGTGCTTATACCTTACAATCAACACCAATGATCCTTTCTAGAAAGAATATCTATGATTCAGGGTTAATTCCGGAATCTTCAATTATAAGTGCATTTAAAGAGGCTGGATTTACAACTTGGTATGTTTCTTATTTGTCTCATGCTCATATTGGTGACAATGAAATTAATTTAATTGCTAATGAAGCAGATCATTATATTCAGTCTGATGTTAATATAAATACATTAGATAAAATATTGAACGATGATAGCCAGAAAAAGTTAATTGTTTATAAGACTGTGGGTAGCCATTATTTATATCACAATAGATATCCAAAAGAATTTAATAAATTTCAACCTTCATTTACTGATAATGATTATAAAACACCATCATATACAGATAAGGAAAAATTAGAAAATAGTTATGCTAATTCTATTCTTTACTCAATTGACTATCAAGTATCAGAGTTTATCGATAGATTAAAGAAAGAAAAAGGATTAGTTTCTTTATCTTTTATATCTGATCATGGTACATCGATTTATGATGATGGTAAGTCATTATATGGTGGAAATACAAAAGGAAATTATAATATTGCATTATTTTTTTGGTTTAACAAAGAATATATCGATAAATACCCATTGGATGTGGAATATCTTATTGAAAATAAAGATAAAAAGGTAACATCGTATTATTTCTTTGATACATTGCTACATATTGGAAAAATAAATACTAAAAAAATAAAAGGTAGGAGCTTATTTGAATCTCCGCTGTTTGAAAAAGAAAGGTTAATAAAAAATAAAGATATTTATAATTATGAGGATTTGAATCCATAG